TCTGTTAAACTCGTAACCTTATCAAAATCTTTTAACCAACTAATCGATATAAGTTTTGTTCCATAACCTTTCCACCTTTTTAAATCGTTACCTACTTTTGCAGCTTTAGATTTATTTACATCACTCATATGAATTACAAACTCGGTAGAATTATTTTGTTCATTTTCTTTGATTGGTCCATCACCTTCTGTTTGTGATCTCATAGACTCAACCATCATATCATAGTGCATTTCAGGAACAGGTGTCCAACCTCTAAAATAACATTTATATTTAAATGCATATCCTGAATGATATATTTCATGTATTATTCCAGGGTCAACTGATATTAGACCATCTAATGTATAATCTCTATAGATTGCATTACAGCCATAAACCTTTCCATGTAGTTTTAAATTATCTACTGAAAAATTATTTCGGCTTTCACCATTTCCTAATACAAATAATGAACTCATTTTAGTTTCTCTTTTAATTTCATTCTGAATTGTGTCGGGTTGAACCTTATAAAATTTTTGTATTTTATAATCTTCTCTTTTACTGTAGGCCATATTATAGTTTCTTTTATATCTTTATCAAATTGTTTCGTAAAACCAAGTATTGTTTCTAATACAACCACACTTTCTAATGACACTTTTTTTGCCAATAAACATTTAAGTAATATCGGGTGTTGACCTCTAGGACACTCGAATATTTTATCAAAGTTTTGTGAACTCTTTTTTAACAGCGTATCTATATCTAGGGAAAGGTAGTACCATAACCCATCAACTTTTTTACGCCACGATAGATATACACGCTCACTATCAGATAAAACAAAATCGCCAACCCATTTGGAATTATCATGCACAAGATTAGCCACAAAAAAATCAACCAAAGTATTGCTATACCTTTTAGCAATTTTTGTGAAAAAGTATTTGTCGTTTCTTTTTTCGAAACTTTCGAGCGTTGCTTTTGTTTTGCCATCAAATCTATGAAAATCGTAATCCTTTTTTGTAAAGTGTAACTTTATTCCAAGGTATGTTTTATATGCATCAAATCCGTTCATTCAGATATTTTAACATTGTGTCTGGATCTGAAACTTCATAAGGATCGTCATCATTACTAAAATTATTAAAACCTGGCTCTTCAAAAAACTGAACCACTTCACCATCTTTTATTAGTGATGAATATCTCCAACTTCTCATACCGAAACCTTGTTTTGGTTTATTTACTAACATACCCATAGACCTAGTAAATGTTCCACAACCATCAGGTATCATTGTTACATTTTTTATCTCTAAATCTCTAGCCCATGCATTCATAACAAATGCGTCATTTACTGAAATACAATAAACATTGTCAACACCTGCATCTATAAATTGTTGATACTTTTTATCGTATGAGGGTAATTGTTCTCCTGAGCATGTAGGTGTAAATGCACCAGGTAAACTAAACATAACTACAGTTTTATTTTTAAATAAATCATTTGTAGTTACATCTTTCCATTCACCACCTATAAAAGTGCAACCACCTTTCTCTTCACTATCACCCACTCTAAATTTAAATGTGTGATCCATAATATTCCAAGGTTCCATTTTATCTCCTATAATAGTTTTTAAACTTTGTTTACTTTTTCTTGTTAAAGAGCTTATACCAAATGTGGCCATTAGTCAGATACTACTCCAACAATCCACAAAGCAACCATGATTGCTATTCCTATTTCTGCACCAGTCATAATATATCCTTTCTATATAGGTAATGCTGAAGACTTTGGTAGCATGTTTATTGCCTCAGCATTGAGTCTAATTTTTTCTTTTAGACTTCGGTTAATTAAATGATTGATTTGATCGGTCTCTAATTTTTTCTCGTCACAATACTCAATCACAGCATCCATATGTGTTATGGATTTATCTTTTACTTTTTGTTCTATCAACAATGCAAATTCTTTAGAGGTCATTGTGTATCGTTTAATGATTTGTTTACTATATCTAATAATAATTCTGTATCAAATATCCAATCCATACCATAACCCATCAAACAAGTTTGACCTGTTTCTTTCACAGTTAAGAATAAAGAGCCATTGTTTAATTCGTCACTATACCAAAATGATACCCATGCAAAAGTTTCTGAATTAGGATCACCACTTGATTTTACATCTGACCATGCAATCGCTTTTTGTTTAAATATACTACTCGCATATGAAAATACTACTGGTCCACTACCACAAAAAATAGGTACCTGTGTTGTTGACATCACACCATCTGGAAACAAAGGGTGCTCTGAAGATTGTGCTGTATTTTTTATTGAGTATATTATTCCTATAACTATTAGTGTTACAAATATTATTGTTGAGGTTAGTATGTATTTAACTACTTTTGCCATTTTTTTCTATCCAATCGTAAAAGTGTTTAATACTTTCTTCAAGTTTTTCTAGATAAGGTTTTTTATCTTTCTTAAACACTTGGGTTGTTCCTTCTTCGGTGACGATTAAGATAACGATTTGATTAATAGGTGTTTGGAAATGTTCTTCATACATCTCAGCGTATGCTGCACCTTGTATGAAATAGTTTTCAATCCAGTCTTCATCTTTTTCTTTTGTTGATGTTTTAAAGTCTATAACAGACAACTCACCTTCATATTCAGCAATACAATCACACCTGCCAGCAACTGTCCATTTATCTGAATACATCTGAGCTTCTTGTAAATGTATGTTGTCTACTTGTTTTAATTTATCTTTTAAAACTTTAAACATCATATAAGCAAGAAACTTTTTACTATGTGTTTCGTGTAGTTCGTTTTCTGGTTTATTATTTAAATAATCTTCAACCATGTTATGAACATAGGTACCACGATTAGCTGCTTTGATTGCTACATAGTTTGCAACCTCGTCACCTACTCGTTTTCTCCACGCAAGTAATCCCTCATTGTTTCTGATGGATAATACCGAAGTGATTGATGGGTATCTAGTTCCGTCTTTTTTTTCGTAAAATCTTTTACCCTCTACATTCTTTGCTTTTAAATCGGGTAATTTATAATCTAATTCTATATGGTTTTTCATAATCTGCATACTGTATTATAACACACTTTATACCAAAAGTCAAATCATATCCATTGATTTTTCTGTAACTTCATTAACACGCCTTGTCCAGCCTCTACCAAAGGTGTCAAAGGTGCTTAAACCTTCATAATACTCTTGCCTCATGGATTGATACTTTTTTATCATTTCTCTCGTTTGAGTTACTTTATCCTCACCAATAGCTGATTGTAAAGCACCAAGAGTTTGTGGTCCGATACCACCGTCTTGTGTTACACCTAATAGTTTTTGTAAAAATTTTGCAGCTCTACCTGGACCTGCATTTACACCAAAATCAAATAACATAAGGTCTAATCCATCAGGCATATCATCACATTTTAATTTATCCCAATAGTTTTTTTCGTATATAGGTTCAACATCTTCTTGGGTTAAATCTTTCATGTCTTTAGTTCCACCAAACTCTTCATATACTCTTTTTGTTACTCCTAGATTTGTTTCACCTCCAGGATCTTTAGGGTGATTTACATAACCACCTTCATGATGTAGTATTACTTCTAAACATTTACTAAAATTACTCATAGTGTTTTCCTTGTCTTATTTTTTCTATTAGATATGATTTTAATAAACCACTTCTAACTATGTCAGGTATACCAAACTCTATGCATTCAAATTCTGGTAAATTGTTTAAGATACTTTGAAAATCTAAAATACCGTTACGCTCATTTGTTTTTACTAAATCAGTTTGCTCTATGTCACCTGAAAATATTATTTTTGTGTTTTGTCCTACCCTTGTTATGATAGTATCTAATTCATGAAAATTTAAATTTTGACATTCATCAACAATTATGATTCCATTGTCGATAGTTATACCTCGTAAAAAACTAGTAGATAAAAAATCAATAGTTCCTTGATTTCTTAAATCTGTATAAAGCCGTTCAAACGATGTATCGTCAGGTCTTGAAAACATGAACCTAACCATATTCTGATAGGGTATTTGATAAAGGTATGATTTGTCTTCTTCATCACCTGGTAAGAAACCTATTTCTCTTGTAGGTAAAATTGACCTTACAAGATACACTCGTTCTTGAGGTGTGTCGTTTTTTAATACTTCTTGCAAAGCAAGGTATAAAGAAATAAAAGTTTTACCTGTTCCTGCCATACCGTACAAAAACAAATTCTTTTTATTCTTCCATGCATCAAACACTTTAGTTTGTGTATCTGTAATTGGTTTGATACTAACTAATTCTGATGAACTAATATCTAATTTTTTCTTTTTACTTACCATATCTTTTAAGGTGCCGAGAGCTTTATACTCTCGGCTGTCAAATACTCAGCTTGCTTTCAGAAAGAATATTCCTACTTTTGCTGTATCTAACAGTTCTATTTATTTTTTCTATGCTTTTTAATTATCTCACTTGTTTTTACTTGTTTATTTGTTCTTCTTAAAGTCCTATCAGCTAGAGGACTATGAGGGTGTGCCTCAGAAACTTTATGTAATACCTCATTAAAACCACCATCTTTATTATTAGATGCTGATACAGTTCCAGAGATTATGTTCATTTGAGTAGGTACCATTAATGATATGTGTTTCTTTTTAGTAAACTTTTCCATATCAGCAATGCTCATGTATTCCTCAAATTCAGTTTTTGTTTTACTGTTAAAAAATCTATATGTTGGCATAATTATGGTTCTCTAAATATCTCCATTGTTTTCTCATATGAATATATATCGGGTCACTCGTAACTCTATCTCTAGCTTGTTTAAATATGTTCGCAGACTTTGCTTTGTCACTTGTTGCCCAATCTTTTTCTTGTGGTTTTACATTACCATCTTTATCATATTTTTTTCCGTCTTTATGATTTGCATATCTTCTTGATCTTGTGAAACCCATTTCTAAAAATTTTCTACAC